TTAAGCGGTTAGGATGTGTACTTTGTCCTATGGCACGTAACAAGCAACAGCAAATAGACCGTTGGCCTAAGATAGCGAAAGCGTGGGAAAAAGCAATTAAAGCAACTTATAAGCCAGACGATGATACATTTTCCTCGCCAGAAGATTATTGGCAATGGTGGCTTGACGGAGATAGACCAGCTAAGAATAAAGACAAAACAGTAATGATGTTTGAGGATTAAGCAAGCAACCAATAGCCCCGATAGGGTATAAATCAGCCAACCATATTGTTATAGTCGACAAAAAGGTAGTAATAACATTAGATTAGTACCCGATAGGGTATAAAAGCTAACCCGCCCCGCTAAGGACGGGCAGCTCAGAGAGAGAATTATTTTCTAAGTTCCTCTTTTATCTCATCAATACCTTTGCGGATATACTTTACATCTGTTTTGATTACAGCAATGTCAATTTCATTTTCGCTGACTTGGGTTTCGATAACGTCAATTCGCTTACAGCCATTTTCTAATTTCTGGTTTTGCGAACCCATGGCCAATAGAATACTACCTAGAATAAGAGCTAGTCCTATTGCGGAAAACGTTATTCTAATCCAACCTGTACTATTGTTCTTTGCCATGGTGCTGTCCTTTAGTTAAGTTATCTTTTGCTAATTCTGTCCAACAACGCTTGTGTTCCGGGTGTTACTTTCTCTTTATCAACTGGGTAATATCTCGTAAACCTCTTAATGTTAGGGTCTCTTTGAAATTGAGATTGAATAGCTTCTTTATCTGAGGCATATTTATAGTAGTCGTCAAAGGCTGGCCCTGCCTTTACACCAGTCAATACATCTGTGATTTTGCCTTGCCTATCGCTACCGAGTCTACTAACGGTATTTGTTATTCTCGAAGTAGGAAGAGATTGTGCTACAAATTCTCCAGTGTTCCTAATATCCTCATCAAAAAACAAGTTTTTCTTTGTGGCTAATTCTATTGGAGTTTTAAGATATGGTACAGTCCTTGACATTTGTCTTGATACAAACCGTGAAGCTCTATCAAACAAGCCTGAGCCGGGTGCAGATATAGGACCAAACGCCTCTTCCATAGGCAATCCTAATCCTCTAACGTTAATAGTCCTACCCTCTTCATCTTCAAATGGAGTGGGCATGTCCATTCTTTCTCTCATGTATTTGGGAGTATCAGCCCTCTTATCTGCTCCCGGCGTGCCACCTGTGGCCTTAGCAAAAATAGCCATTTTAGCAGGTTCGCTTAACAAGTATCTGCTTTGTGCCGCTATGTTCTTGCGGGAAAAAGTATAGAAAAGGTAAACCCTATCTCGGAGTACATTCTTTTCAAATTCAGATAAATCTCCGTAATCAAATAATGCTTTCTTAGAACTTCTCACAGCATCGTCAAGCCCTAAGCCTTGAGCCTTTTCGACCACATGAGCTAATCTTGCATTGTTTTCTACTGTCTGGCCTACTGAATATAGGAAATCATAGGGTCTTGTTTTTCGCCCTGCTTTCTTACTGAACTTAGAACCTGCGATATTAACAAAAGGTTTCATTTCTTCTTTAGCAAAATGGCCTGATACCTGACCTAATAAGTTACTCTCGTCCATTGCCCTATAAAAATGCTGGCCGTCCATAACCCCTGACGCTGTTTTAATCTTAGGCCAACTAATTTCTTTAGCGGCAGTGAGAAAGTCAACGCCTTTTTTCTTCATTATTCTATTTGTTTTTCGAGCCGCATTCTGTAATCTCATAGCCTTAACGTAACTATTGGGATTCTGTACCCCCGCCATGAAGTTAAGAGCTACGTTTGATAGCGCATTTCGGGCATGATACGCCGGAAATCCAACCGTCAACGCAGTTTTATAAGTTGCATTTATCTTTTTAAATATATCGTCAAGTGCAGATTCATTAGCTATTTTGTACTGATTAGTTAATGCTCTGTAAATATCTTCATCAAGGAAAGTGTTATTAAATGACTTCAATCCTAAATCAGCCGCCTTGCTGTCAGGTACTTTCCAGCCGAGGTCTTTGAATAAATCAGTAACCGCCCTACCCTCGCCATTGGAATTACTGAATTGCTTTATGGCCTCATAAACAGTGTCAGCGGTACCGGATACTTTTTCAGACTTAGCCATTCTCTCTGCTATCGTCGCGGCGGGTGAATCAAATACCTTACCCTTGAATCCGTACTGAGAAAATAAGTCTTGAATTTCATCTCTGGTAAGATTTCGAAGGTACTCATCTCTGCCCTTCATAAAGCCATGCTTAACAGAGAAGGTGTGACCTTTATGATTTATTACTTTGCCCTTATTCCGCTGAATCCATTTCCTAAATTTCTGGGTAGTCATTCTCGGCATATAACCAAATGGCCCTTTTAATCCTTCAATTGGTAAATGTCTTGCTTGCTCTTTAGCTAATGACTCGCCAAACAATTCTCCAACTCTACTGTCGGCATTGGTAAGCCTTTGCACCTGAACAGAATCTAAATCTTTGAGTAAGTCAACTTTGTGGGCGTTCATTTCCTTTAGGTTTTTACCGTAAACCTTGCGATACTTTTTAACTACATCAGGCACATCGTAAATATCGTCAATCTTAATACCTATATTTTGTAGCATTTCCTGTGTATTACCAGCCGCCTTACCATTAAAAACATCATCAACAGCACTTAATACATTCATTCTGTCTTGAGCCAACTTAGCACCACCAGTAAACTCCATGTAGTCTGGTAGTTTATCAGCAAGGTCATTATCTAAAGACTTAAAAATATCATCTATTTTATCGTAGTGCTGTCGTGTTCCAAATGCCACATCATCTCTCGATAACTTTGTGGCCATGTCAGTAAAATCTGCATGTTTAGTCTTGACCCTCTTTACGGGGTGAAGGAATTTCTTGCCAATAACGCCGGTTCTAACCTTAGTTGCTATGGTGTCAATCTTATCTAAAACACCTACTCCCTTAATTACTGGCTTCCGCATACCCGGTAATCCTATCGAGAGCAACGCACGTTCGCCAGCAACGGCTTGTTCTGCCCAACTCTTAGCCTTGAACGTCCCTGGTGGTATCGTGCCACCACCAGCCTTATAGAGCGTCTCAAAGGATTTCTTAACCTTGTTAGATACGCCTGCCGGTAAAGGTGTTCCCTTGCGATAATGCCTAAAAATTTGGGCAAGTGTATCCTTTGTCATTCTACCCTTAAGTGATGCTCGTAGAACGTCATCAGATAGCCCAGAAGCGGCCATCTTTGTCATGTATTGTGCGGCAGTACCAATCGCCTTAGATTCTTTAACCAGCCCTCTAACTGTTGCGCCTGCCTTGCCAACCTTAGTAACGCCACCGCCAACTAACCACAGTGGGTCAGCTATGACCTCAATAGTAAATCCTAATACATCGGCAAGGTCAAATTTGCCTTTCTTATCTTTAATGCCAGTCCACTTCTCTAAAACCTCTTCGCCGGTTACTTTATCCTCATCGTTCAATGCTATATCAAAACCGGTTAAATCCTCAATAGTCTGAGCAAATGGAACTAAGCCCTTTAAACCGCCCAATTTACCAACTAAAAGCGCACGTGTAGCGTTACCTGGTCTATCGAGAATGTCCAATAAAGACATCAATAGCCCTGGCGACTTCTTTAATTTTGGCATAGGAATACCAGAAAACTCCGAAGCGGCGGGGAGCTTTAACGCTTCCGGCACTTCTATTCCAAGTATTTCATAATATTTCTGTAAGTCGTTAGCCATATTATCTTACCTGTGGTGGTGTGTTGCCCTGTGAAATTTTAGGAAGTTTACTACCTGCACCTCTTGTAGACCCCCATCGGTCAAACCTACCACCCGGAATAGGAATTGGAGATAGACCGCCAGTGACAACAGCTTGTTTTATGGTATCAGAATAGTGGAATTCATCATCTCGCCACTTATCAGTTTTGCTTAAAAAAGTAGCCCATTCTGGATTGGCTTCAAATTGCCTTCTAAATTCGTCTCCCATCTTAGGGTCGCTCACAAGAGAGTTGTAAACATTTATCACAGACTCTACTTGTGCGAGTCTGGCCTTGCCACCCATCCACGCAAATCCAGCATTACCCCTATCGCCTACAACCTCAGAAATAGATTCATTTACCATATCAAGGTTTTCAATACCAGCATTTCTATATACGCGTTTCTTATATACATCTTCTTGTGCGAATTTTGCCATATCAGATTCTAATAATTCTTGCTGTGTTGGTGGTATGGTTTGCTCTCTTAGAAAGGCTCTTTCGTTTTCGCCATATTGCCCCTCTGCTAAACCTGTTTGTATGTCTCCAATCTGTTCTCCTTGTTCCATTTGGTTATCATGTTCTTGCTGTCGTCTTACCTCGTCTAATTGACCTGCTAATTTTGCACCAGATTCAGCAATATCCTTTTCAAGTAATATTATCTCTTTGTTAAACCTATTAGCATCTTCCATAAGATCTCTACTTCGCAAGTGATCTTGCTGTGCTCGTAACTCTGAAAGAGTATCCTCTTTACCTAACATCTTATCTTGATGGTCTTGTATCATTGCCATCTTTTGCTTGTCTATTTCAGCGACCTTATCCATTTTGCCAAGGTCTCTGTAATAAGTTGATGCGTCAGTCAATTCGCCTAACCCTTGGTAAAGAACCTTTAACTCTTTAATGTTTTCTGTTCGACTCTTTTCTAAATTAACTGCAAGGTCATTAACTTGTTGGTTTATTTTTTTAGTGTTAATTACATTTTCCTTGCCCTCTTCTATTCGTAAAGAACTATCAAGAGCATGGAGTCCCTCGGTTACATTACCCTGAACTTCAATTGCTGTTGTTATATTTTTGCCCTTTATTTGCTCAAGGCCTTTCTTGCCTTCAACTTCTATTTCTGTAACTTCCTTTTGTGTTTTTCCAGCTATATCAGCAACGTCAGTTGTGGTCTTGCTTACGATTTCGGCAATACCAGTTTCTCGCGTTGTTTTTTCTTGTTCTTTTGCTAATCCACCAGCACTAATTGCTTCTTGCTCATTAACTCTATATTGACTTCCGAGCCTTGCACTTTCGGCAGCATCGGCAGCTCTATCAGTATCACCCATAAACTGGTCCTCTGTCTTAACAGCCAGCCTACCAGCGGCCCTCTCAGCTTGCGCCTGTGGGGGTAGGTACGATTCAAACACAGAAGGGGGCATATTGTACCCCTGCAACTTTGCGCTGTCTGTGGCCATCTCAGGCGTAAATCTATCAAATGGAGTTTGGAACGAGTTTGCGCCACCAATTGCCCTACCTACTCTACCTTGGAAGGTATCTTTCTTTTTCTGTACTCTGGCAATTCTACTGCGCCTCGCCGCTTCCTGTTTTATTTGCATCTTTTCCTGCGGATCTGAACTATCTTGCCACTGCGTGTTTAATTCTCTGTCTGTTCTTGGTGGCGTTTTCTGCTTGCCCGCTGTTGGCGGTGTGTTCATAGGTATAAACATAGGTAACATTGTAACTCCTTATTTCCATTTATGTTCAGGACATGTTTCTGTTGCTAAGGCCGCCTTAGCCCATATCACACAACCGCAATGAGGGCATCGCCAACCGCCAGAGCAATCGGAGCAGATACTTCTACGCCTTGTATACTCTGCCTTATCTACTGTCTTTAATCCAGACTTACCCCATTTTACCATAGCCTTAGCAAAATGCTCGGCCATTTGTGGCAATGTTGGTTTTTCTCTTTTATATGGTGTATATATTGCTTTGCTTGGTTTAATCTCCGGTTTGTCACCAATCCACATACCAAATAGGCAACACCAAACCTTCTTACCGGAGGCATGTTTGCAATGTTGACATTCAGCGATTTGAGCCTTTGTCATTTTTGGTTTTATTATTCTATTACAAATCAATCTGCTTCACCAACCTCGCTAATAGTTACGCTACCACCTTTGCCATATTTTAATGGTGATTCATCACAACCGCCCGTATAACTATTACTATAAGTGCCGTTGACACATCCAGAAGTAGGCTCTCCAATTGCATAAAATATAGCAGAGACGCCCCAACTACAAAGATTACTTCCCCACAAAATAGCAATTGTAATTTCATCAACACTTTTGCGTAAAGTAATTATATATGACCAAGTTTTTGTTTCTACTATATTGCCAGAACATCCATAGTCGTCATATTTTGTTCTAGTGGCAGAGTCGGGAACAGCAACACTCCAAAAGCAAGGCAATTCTGAACCACAATGGCTTAGAGTAAAAGTATTATTTGGACTTGTTATAAAACTTATTGAACTTAGATAATCACCCGGACAACCACAAAGGTTAATTCCAGAAAAAGCAACAGATACTTTTTGTGGTGTCTCATCTGTGGTACAATAACTACAATCATTACTGGTATAGCAACAGTCATCTGGTATTTCTAATTGGAATTTACCTGTACTCCAATTAACACAACCATAATAAGTATCATTACAAGTGCTTAAATCTTCACTTATAACAACCTTTACCATATAGAGATGGTCCACATCAGACATCTCAATACAGCCAGTTACGTTATTAGCAAAGCAAGGCTCTTTATCAAAAGTAATAGCCGAACCGCCGGTAACGCAACCATATATAGTTTTATTAGCCATTACGAGCAAACATCCAATTCAGATTCAAGTTGGTCATTATCATAATTAAACATAGTATCATTATAAAGATGCCGGAAAACTCCTTCGCTACTATTGTCATCATTAACATCAACAGCAAACATAGCAGGATTAAATGTCTGGAATGTCATTGCACTTCTATAATCGGTTATAGTTGCATCGCCTTCCGAGCCAGTAACTTCCGATGTTTTCCATATTGATATGAGAGAACCACTTTTCAATAATGGGAACGCCTCGCTTAATTTACTGCCACCAATAATATCGCATTTTATTACTTCATTCTCTGCCAAAAAAGACATTTCGCCATCGTTATAAATATTAACACTTATAAATTGAGAGCTACCTGCGTCCTCTGTTGTAATAGCACGATATAATGTACTACCACCACCACCGCTACTGCTCGGTAATCTCTCTAATAGTTTAGGAATACTTAGATTGATAGCAACACCGGCAGGAGTTTTATTAACTCTAACAAAACCATCGCCAGACATTCTGTCTAAGGCATTAACCGTTTTAACTAAATCGTTTAGTTTGCGATTAAATTCAGTATTGCCACCTGTAAATTCTTCTAACATTAAACCGCCTGCACTTCAAATATGCCAGTTGACTCATAATTTGCAATACCGTTTGTAATTGTTAATCCAGAGGCCGGAGAAGCAACCGCTATGCCATACTTAACTTTGCCGGAGTCTGCTATTTTTATGTCTGTTACAGTTCTTGCAGTATTCGATTTTGTGAAGTCTACATTGCCATTTCCTATGACATTCAAAAGGGTTATTGTTTCAGATGAATTTGAGATACATTCACCATCGCTGCAAGTCAATGTTGTTATTGCACCAGAACCCTCAATTCTTAGACTGCCATCATTTGTTATAGTCGTAGCCGCACAACTTATAATAGCATCGCCACCAGTTTTGTTTATTGTAGCTACCGTTAATCCGCTACCGAGATACAAGTCAACATCAGAAGCCTTGCTCGTATTGTACGTTGAGTTGATAGTTGCAAACGTGGCTGTTTCGCCAGACTCAAAAGCAATGCCAACCTTGCCCTTGCGAACATTGACAATAGAAGTATCTTTATTAGCAGTAAGTCTAACCGAAGGCATTGTGTTTGTACTGTTTGTGCCGCTGTCATAAATGTTTATTGTGCTTGCAACTGTACCGGTATCAATATTAACGGGTGTTAATTCAGTAGAACTACCCGGCCCTAAATGCCTGCCTATATTAACAGTTGTCGCTATAACCTGTAAATAAGTAACAGCTTGTCCCGCGGCAGGATTAGAGCCTATTTGAGACCTCACAACATTAAGACTTGTTAGCGTATTGCCAGTCCCGCTTTGGTCTAATCCATAAAGTATTGTTGCACCATCAACATAAACATTTTGGCTTCCTGCAGTTCCAGGCACGGCCCCGCTAGACCAATTAGTGGCATCGGCCCAATTGTACGGGCCTGCGTTCGCGGTAGTGTGTGCCAGAGTAAAACTTCCATCTCCGTCAGTGATGCTTGTTGCTACTGCAGTAAATGCTGTTCCGGCTGTGTCTGCAGTTAAGATTATTTCTGTAGACGTTCCCGTTGCTGTCATTGGAGTACAGAGCGAATTTGTGTCTAAATTCCACTGTATAACCATATCAGTGATTTCGTCTGCTATTGTTGACGATGTGGCTGTAAACGTGAATGCGTAAGAGCTACCATCAAGGCCAGTTACCGTAATTACTGCAGTGTCGGCGGCGGCCCAAGTGTTTGCCATAGTTATCGTATCAACTTGCGCCACTGCTGTTGCTTCGCCTGTATATCTTATATCAGCCATTATATTTCCTTATATACCTAAATTACCAAAATTAGCTTCTTGATAAACGTCAATAGTTTTCTTTGAATCACTATCAGTCGTTGGTGGTGGTGTGCCATTATCTCTCATAAAAACCACATCTGTACCCCAACCATCTGGATTGTATTGAGCACTATAAGTAGTCCTGTATTGGAACGCCTTTACTCTTTTGCCCCAAATAGAGGTACATAACCATTCTTTTGCACCGCCACCATTCCACGAACTCGAATTAACCTTACCAACAAAATTCCTTGCATCGTCAAGTGGATTGCTAGTGTTTTTGGTTATACTTACAGACGCTTGCGGCACTAACTTAGACACCAATTTCCCTTGAGTAGCTGTTACCGTGTGGGTTAAAGCAGTAGTGCTTGAATCTTTTATATACCCAATAGGATATACATATTCAAGTGAAATTTCATCACCATTTTTATCTACATTTGTTTCACCAGAGACTAAAGAAGCACCAACAGTTTCTTCTTTTTCGCCAGCCTCATAACGTTCATATACTAAACTTAACTTAACATCACCGGTACTTAGTAATATCGGTCTAACCTTGCTGAGATAACAATAAGTCGCGTTAGGATGGACAGACTCACCGATTACAACGCCAGCGGCGCCTAAGGCTTCGTTTACTTTATTGACCCAACCTTCGGACACCATACCAGAAACAATTGCAATACGCTCAAGTATTCTCCAGCCTTGCCAATCTCTTTCGCCATTAGAGCCTTTGAGTATGTCCCATTTAACAGTAGCCATTATGCCAATCCTTCTTTATCGAAAATCTTTTGTAATAAATCAGTTTGTTTTTGTGATTCAATTAGTATTTTCTCGTCATAGTTTTCTGCCACATCGCCAATTTGTTCTGGTTGCTCAATTGGAGAATCTATTATTGTATCTTGATTAGGGTTATCATCAATATCAGGAGTAGAAAATTCATACTCAGATACGCTTTCCGAGGCTATGTCTAATGTCTCATTTTCTGATTTCTCGTCAGGAGTAAGGTCTAATGTCTCGTTCTTAATCTCGTCCTCTTCTAAATCGAGGATCTCATTCTCTATCTTGTCTGGAACCTCAATCTCATCTATCTCGAAATCTTCTTGACTATCTTCTTCTATAATGTCTGTTGATATTGCCATTACAATAAACCTTTTAATACGTTGTTTATTTGCTCTACTATCATTTCAACAACTGGCTTTCTAACTGGACAAAACTCATCAATACTGCAACCAGATTTATGTAATAATCCAGCAGATAATATTCTTGACGTTATCGCCTGCCGCTTATCAGCTCTACTTTCTGTAAATGGATCTATTTCATTAAAAACTCGCCATTGACTAAGCTCTTTGCTATCTATACTTGTCAATAACTCATTAACTGTTCTACCCAATTTGGCAGCTAACTGGAAATTAAACATACTGGCTGGACAATCCTCTATTTTTTTTTTAGAGCATTCATCTCTGCACGACCAATACCGCTTAACTTCTTAGCAATTGCAAATACCCTATCTAAAGCCTTTGCGTTTTTCTTGCCTAATGCCTCAATATCGGAATCAGAAAACAATGTTTTGCCAGTTCCGTCAACTATTGACATTGAACATAGTCTTGCCCTAATATTAGTAAGGTCTTTAATGCCGTCATGGAAAACAGCCTGCTCAAATTCGTCCCTTTGGAGTCCAGTCATTGTTCTAACAATAACATTACCGCCCCATTCAGGGATATTAACTGTCTCTGTTGGTAAGTCTTTAATGTTTAAAATGTCATTTCTACTTAGCATTACGCAGCCACCGTATAAGTTACCTTGCCTGTAAATTTAATTCGCAACTGCTGTTGTGCAGAACCCCTATAATGAACAGAAGGGCCGAGGTTTTTAATAAAACCATAACCGACATAAGTTCCACCAGTTGCACCGCCCGGCAATGTTAAAGTCCAATTTGAAACTGTTCTTGCATTATATAACGTTTCTAAGTATCCCGGTTCAAGTGGAGCAGTTGCCCCTCTCGTACCAGCATATCTCAACGTAACAACGAGGTCGCCAGAATTTAATAGTCCGGGTAAATAGTCCGAGCATTGGTCTGCGCTGCCAGAACTTGACACATCTATTACATCACAGTTTCGACCGACAACGGCAACTGAGATTACCGTTGCATAAGTATGCGTGGTTTCAGCAAGTGTAATACCAATTCCAGTTCCTAATCCTGATATAGCCATTTGTATAACTCCTAACTTGTTACATTCCAGTACATGTCTCTAATTCTTAAACGCTTTGTGTCGTAATACGATTTTGTTTTAATTGGCAAATATGAAGCTCTTGCGTCTCCGAGAGCACTATAAACCTTACTCATAAATTCAGTTGAGTGTAAGGAAAACACGTTATTATCTCCAGCCGCCATGATGTATTCTAAAGCCGCTGTCAATAGCCACACCCTTGATTCTGGCCAGTCTACTATGTCAGTATCGTTTGCCATTTCTACCGGCTTACGAAAATACGAATAATATAAAGTATCAGTTTCATTTGGACAAGGGTATAGTAAAAGCTTCAATGTAGTAACGCCACTGCTTAATCCTTTTTCTACTGCATACTGTGAAGGTGTTCCAGTTTTTGGGTCGCCACGCTTTAACGCCAACCATTCTTCTAAGCTAACCTCGTCAAGAGGAAGCGTTGTGTCTGCTCTCTCAACTACACCAATTTTGTCTATACCTGTTTCTGATAGAGTGTACTCATCGGCAGTAGTAGTGATTTCCCAATAATCTGTCCATGTAGCTCCTGTGATGGGTCTTTTAGCGGCGTCTGAGGTATGACCATCAATACACTTGTAAATAAGGTCATCAGTACCATTGACAATACTCGCAGTAGTGTATACCGTTGCTGTTACCCAGTCGGCAGAAATAGTCAAGGCTTGTGAGCCATCCCGCTTTAGATATTCAGGCCAAGCTGCAAGTGAAGCAAGTGTCCACACCACGTCATTTATAAACCGTACTAATGCTGTTGTGCTATTCGTTGACGTATCTCGCCAGCCAACATATCGACAAATAGTTTTAAGGTCTGAAAGAGTAACCCCAGAACTAGGGTCTGCTGTTAATACGCCTGTGCCTTTACCTGTCGCCATTTATGCAACCTCCTCTGTATCGGGGTTTGTGAATGTATATCCGCTTTTTTGTCGCCAAAAATAATACGTAGCAGCATCTAAATAAAACGTAGCAGAGCCACTTGCATTAGTTGTACCAGCGGCAATAGTATTTGTTCCTTCCTCATCTGTTGTTACCCACACCTCCACGTTACCTATTGGTCCTGTTTCTGCCGTTTCATCTGTATACAAAGTGTACACGAATGTAATAGCTCCAGCTCCGAGGGTGCAAGGTGCATAATTAGCCTGTGCTGTTGCAAGCGTAGCCCCATCTGTACCGGTTATAGTATTGAGTTTATCTGTAACCGTTCCGGAAACCTTAGAAGTGTCATAATCACAATTGCTTACCATTATAGAGCCAGTAGATGATTGTTTTAAATCATAACAAGCCGTGTCGCCATTAGTTTTAATAACGCAATTGTCTAATTTGATTTGACCATCGGTGTAAGTATATATTCCGATTTCATAACTATCATTATCAGAAGATGTTTCGATATTACAATTTTGTAAAATTGCCGTACTTCTAAAGCAGCCACCTATTGGATAATTAGGATTACCCTCCAAAGAAGGAGTTGTGACGTCGACATAAAGATTGCTGTCTTTAACTATAATAGGACTGCTTGCCCAAATAGGAGCCGATAAACAAAAAGTCCAACCAGAACAATAAATTTTACATCTCTCGACTATGTTAGAATATATAGAACCGCCAAGCCCTAAATTCATTCCGTATTCACTGCAAACAAACACACAATCCCTAACAGTATAACTACCATAATAACCAGATATTCCCGTACTTGCCTTTATTAAACAATTCTCGACAGTAATATTGCTTGCATTAGAACCAGAAATAGCAATACTATCTCCAGATTGTTCCGGCACGTCAGAATTATACAATTGTATATTTTTTATAACAGTACCATTGCCCGGAATAATACAAAAACTTTGCTTCCATTCTTGCTCTATAATAGTTTCCCACCCCATACCTTCAATAGTTATGTTTTCTTTTGAAGATAAATCTATCCATGTTGAGGCTGTACTTGTTGAGTCATAAGTTCCCGGCCAAACAATAATTTTATCACCTGCCGAGGCCGCCGTAACCGCTGCCGGAATTGTCAATTTAGCATCCGCAGATAAGTCAATCGGATATTGTTGTGCATGTCCACCATTACCATCACTGCCGGTTTTTGCGACATGCCAAACGTGTATAGAATCCATCATCTTTATTCCCTTACTAAATTCAAATGTAGCACCTATACCACAATCTCTGTGTCAGGATTAGTAAATGTATAACCAGCCTTTTGTCGCCAGAAGTAATATGTTGTTAGCGTATCAAGATAAAATGTAACTGAACCATTATCATTAGTTGTACCAGAAACAACCGTATTTGCTCCAGCTTCGTCAGTGGTTGCCCACACAGTAACATCTGATATAGGTCCAGTTTCAGCATCTTCATCGGTATATAAGGTGTATATAAACTTAACATCACCAGAACCTACCGTACAAGTGCTGTCTATTTGGTCGCTAAGTGTTTCTAAGGTATCACCGTCTGCGCCTGTTTTTGCTACCGTAGTTAAATCAGCCTTATAGCTATCTTTATCTGTTGTTATTGGGTCTAATGAAGTTATTGCCCCATCAGTACCTCGCATTGCATCACCATTTAAACCTGTTGTGTCAACAAGAATAGCATTTATATCAGCACTATTATCATTAGCCGTTTGCACAGTACCAGAAACCTTAACAGTATTTACTTCTGGTTGATACTCGTCTGAGCCAACAATAACAGCACCCTCTTCTATGATAACTATATCGCCAACCTCTATTGTGGCTGGAGTACCTTTATATAATCCGCTACCAACAGGTTGCTCAGTCATGGTTTGGTCCACTTCCCTGGCTGTAAGAGTTCCAGCGTTGTCATAATAAACGCTAAAATCCAATTCCTTAGCGGTCGTATAAGCAGCTTTGATTTCATTGGCCATTACTTATCTTTCGGTTTTTTCGGTACTATTAAATCTTCGTCTTTCGGAATTACTCCTTCAAGAGCATTGAATAGCTTTACACCCTGAATACCTAAACATTTAAGTATTGTGTCACCAATGGTTACCAATAACTCTTTTGCTTCTTTATCACATTTTAGTTTCATTCTCTGTCTCCGTTGATAAAAGTTTAAGTTTAGTGTTTACGTCTGCTAAACAGTTCTCATAAATAGACTTACGTCTAAGCAATTCCGTTTTTGTGATTATCTCTTTCTTAGTTACTTCAAGATTATCTACGTCAATTTTCGTATATACGTCTGCTGTGGTTAAATCTGCCATTGTAGTTTCCTGTTCTAATTTTATGTACTTGCTTCGCCTAATTTGTTTGATAAGTATTCGAGATGATAGTTTTTAATCCACGCATCGCCAACGTAAGTATCTTCGTCAGCTGTTGAATCTCTATAAAACCTAAATAGTATTTTATCATGTGCTACCCAGCCAGTAGTTGTCATAACCCCGTCTGTTGTCCTGTGCATTATCCATGCAGTTTCATCAACAGCTATAACTTCATCTATATATCCACTTGTTTCAGAATTATTAGTAAAGCTAAATACATCACCATCGGTTATTTTCTTGTACTCAAATCCCATTCTTACATTTGTTGCTACATTAGTCCCACCACTTGTAGGAGGATTACCAACAGCTAAAGCAAAATGACCTTTTCCAGAAGCATCTCCAGTTGCAAAGTCTAATGGCACTACCCATGTGTAATATACGCTCTCCTCTGTACCGTCATCATATGCGTGAAAACCGAAGTTGTCTATATCAACATTGGCAGGATAATCTGCTGACGGAATCTTAACCGCCTGAACCGGCAAATCGTCAGATACCCATACCCTTGCAGTACCCGCCATAGTCTGTACGCCTGTTGATGATATTGCTGTGTAGTTTGTAACACCACCATCACCAAAGGTAGTAACACCTGTTCCAGTGGAAATTATGTTAAGACCTGCATTATTAGCAGTATCCCAATTACCCTTAATTACATTTGCAATGTTTATTTGATTAGTAGTAGTAGCTGAATCAAGGTTGACATTTGCACCTATAGCAATTCCATAATACGCAGTAGTTAATATCTGTCCTGCCGAATAACCTAAACCAAGATTGTATCTTCCAGAAGTGACACCAGATAAAGACCAATTTCCTATACCAGAATTATATCTGCCATAAGTACAACCATATAAAGATAAATAACCAACTCCAGCATTGTGCTGTCCAGAAGTGTTATTAAATAGAGACTGATAGCCAAGAGCCATATTGTATCGGCCAGAGGTGTTGTTAAATAAAGTATAAGCACCAACTCCTACATTTTTGTATCCAGTATTGTTAGTACCAGCAGTTCCACCATATCCAGACTGATAACCTATATAGGTATTATCTTCGCCCTCTGTACTTATTCCAGTTACACTATTATTGTATCCTGCTTGATAACCACTAAAATAATTCCTAAGTCCTGCATCGCCATTTGTAGTACCAGTACCAAAGAATAAATTGTAGTTGTCATCATCAAAAACAAGTTTGCTCGTTACAGTCAATCCAGTACATGTTATATCACTTGTATTGCTTATGGCCTCATCACCCATATTGATAGGACCTGACATATCGCCACCAGCAAGAGGAAGGTATGTAGTTCCAGCATCACCAGTTGTTAAGTATGTAGAACTATCAATATCACCATTAGCTTTTAGGAATTGAGCAGTTGTGCCGCCAGTCTTAATAAACTTTGCACCAGTTATATTGCTAGTTGCAACTAAAGTGCCTGCAAAATAACCAGCATGGCCAGTAACGCTTACCCCATAAACACCATTACCGGCACCAGTTGAGCTACCATAAACCCCATGAAAATTAACAGTTTGACCATAAACACCATATCCATCATAACCGCCTTGGCCAAAAATACCCTTACCTTCTACTCCTGTGGAAGTACCTGAAATAGCAGAAGCACCATTTGTAGAAATTGACGAAACAATCTGAATGGCACCTGTTAAATTGCCACTTGACAATGTGGCAACGCCATCAGTAATAGATTGACCACTTGCAATAGCAAATGAATGGTTGCCTAAATCAACATTGGCAGTTGCACCAGTGTAGGGGACGTATAAACTAAGATTTGTTGTGCTTATTAACATTTATCGTTTCTTTATTAAGTTTAAGCCGCGTCTACAAAATAACCCCTTACACACAAAATAGCCGCACCGCCAGTACCGGCTTGATATTCAACAGCAAGAGCCACACCATACGGCACTACTACTGAATCTTCCAAGTCTACATGTTCAGTTGTGTTAGCAACTCCATTAAACCACTGTTTAATAGTCGTTACCGCTGTTAGGCCTGATACGCCAGCAGCACCACCAAGACAAG